TTGAAATTTTACTATATATTTCTAAATTTTTTGATGAAGGTAAAAAAATCTGTCGTTTATTCATTAATTTATTATTTAAATTTTTTTGCTTTATTTTAGCATTAGGAAAGTTAAAATCTTCATAATGTCCACATTCTTGTAAAAATATTTTAAAAGTTTCTTTTGAATTTTCAGTAATTTGCTCAAATGTAAAAGGGATAATTCTATTTATATTTTTATTTAATAACGCTATATATTCTTTAAAAGAATCAATAGATTTTTTATAGTCTAATTTAATAACCTGATCAATGTCGTATTGCATATCATAGATACTCATAGATATGTCTGAAATTATTGCATCCTTTGGGTCTCTTAGAATTGAAACAGTAACAGAGTTATAAATATCTTTATTTAGTTCTTGCCATGATTTTTTATGAATATTAATATTGGGAACAATTTGTACAGTATTATAAATTATAAAATTACTAGCAGATCTAGCATAACTT